CGTCGATGATGGCAGGCAAAGCCTCTATCAGCTGCGGGATAGCATTGAGCAAGCCTTGCGCAAGCCCCAGGATCAGCTGCAGCGCCGCGTCCAGCAAGAGGGGCAACTGTTCCAGCAATCCCTGCACGATGGTCGTGACAGCGGTCACAGCGGCGGGAATGAGCGTGGGCAGCGCTGCCCCGATGCCACCCACCAATGTGGTGACCAGCTGCACCGCTGCCGCAACCAGCAGCGGCAGGTTTTCAATCAAAGCGCCGGTGATCGTCATGACCGCGCTCACCGCCGCCGGGATCAGTTCGGGCAAAAGGCTCAGGAGCGTTTCCAGCACCTGTGTAAAAAGAGAGGTGACAGTTTCCAGCAGCATCGGCAGTAGGTCCCCGATCGCGGTTAGGATAGCGCCTGTCGCGATCGGAAGAGCACTGACCACGTTCTCCAACACCGGCACGATGTTTTGCACCACTGCCTGAAACGCATCCACCAAATTCTGCGTCAGGTTGGTCATGTCGGCGTTCGCATTGCCAAGGCCCGCCGTGAAAGAACCCAGCGCGGCTTTCATGAGTCCCAGCGAGCCGGAAATGGTCTGCGTGGATTCCCGTGCGAAGTTGCCTGCATACTGTTCCGTGTTCTCGAAGAACATCTGCATGGCCAGTTCGGCTTTTTGCGAGTTGCTGGCCGACGCCCAGGTGAAATCCAGACCTTTGGCAAGCGCATACGCTTCAAGCGTCGTGGCGTTCATGGACACACCGAGGTTGTCCATCATGGTGAAGTTGCCCTTGGCAGCGCCAGCGACGGAATCCAACGCCATCTGCATGTCGATGCCCATGACGGATGCCATGTCGGCAGCCCGCTGCATCGCCTTCTCGGTTAGTTCTAGGCTTTTCTGCTGCTCGACACCCGAACCCTGAAACAAGGCGCCCATTTTATTGGCGGTGGCGAGGTACTGGCTTTGGGACACGCCGAGGTTCTTGTAGGCTTCTTCACCGGTGCGCTGGATGGAGTCGGCGTATTTGCCAAACACCGCCTTCGAACCGCCAAGATTCTGTTCCAACTCGCCAAACTGCTGAACAACTTCCTTGCCCAGCTTGATCGCGGCAGCTCCGGCCGCAGCGGCCACGGTGCCCATTGCCTTACCGATGCCACTTAAGATACTACCGAGCTTTTCAAACTTGCCGCCCGCCTTTTCGGCATTTTCGCCCGAATCGGTTATCTGTTCGCCCAGATCGTCAGCATCATCAGCTGATTCTTCGAGCTCGCGCTCCATACCGTTGAGTTCAGCTTGCGCTTTGTTGAGCTGGATCTGCCAGTTTTGGGTTCTGCGGTCGTTTTCGCCAAAAGAAGAAGCCGCGTTATCCAGCGCGGCTTTGAGGGTAGCGATCTTCTCTTTTTGGGCTTCAATTTCCTTGTTGAGAACGGCGTTTCGGGAGGTGACGGCCTGGATGGACTTGTCGTTTTTTTCAAACTGGCTGGTCGCCAGCGCCATTTCGCTGCCCAGCACCTTGAAGGTCTGGTTGATGTCGGCAAGCGCTTGTCGAAACTCGCGCTCTCCCTCAACCCCAATTTTCAGGCCGAAATTGTCCTGTCCCATATCCGTCACCTCCCATCAGATCCCCGGCGGGATGAGATCGTCAATCGATAGATTCCGCTTGGGCTTTTCAATTCCCAAGAACTGCTTGTGACAGCACCAGAGATCAAAGAACAGCCCGATGGGCATGAGCCAGAAATCTTCCGCGCGCATGCCCATCGGCACTGTGGCAAAATAGTAAAGTCGGGTAAAGACCTCCTCGTCCGTTACCCGACTGCCACGTTTTTTGCGTTATCCTCTTCACTCTGGATATTGCGCTTGGTGCCCCGGAACATGGCTTCCGTGATCGCTTCCTTGTAAGCAGCCAGATCCAGTGGGGAGGTGAGCAGCTCGACCTCGTCCTCGGTCAGCAGGGGTTCCGGCGTTTCACGGTTTTTCAAATTGCGCACCAGAATGGACTGGTTGGCCAGCAACGTGAGCAGCCACACCACCTCATCCAATGCCATCTCGAAGTTTTCTGACTTCATGAGCTTCTCACCGAGGTTTTCCAGCCCACCATAACGGCGGGCGATTTCTTTGGTTGCGCGGGTGGTGAGGATCAGTTCATAGGGCTTCCCACCAATCTCAATGGTAGCGCTGCGTTCCGTATCCATAGGGGTTTCCTCCATCATATACTTATTCGCCGCCGGATACCGTGTACACCGGCTCATAGACCTGACCAAACCAGCCCGTGACCGTGGCGGTGGACACCCCGGCGGCGCCTTCCGTCACTTCGGCCTTCCAGGGGTGCTTACCCAGACCGTCCAGCTTGTTGCGCCGGAGCACCGTACCCTCGATCGTAGGCGTGGAGAAGGTGATGGATTCGCCTTTGGTTTGCAGGTTGGTGGCGGGAATCCCGAATTTCACCTTGTAAATCCAGAAATATCGGTATCTGCCGTCCGGTTTGAGCGCGCGGAAGCCAATCGCCACCGGCACGCCCGCATTTTCGCTCGCGGAGACGAGAACGCCGTTGTCATCCGCCACCGCGCCGGTCAGGTCGCGTGCCGCAGCGACGCCGATATCGTCTACGCCCAACGAGAGCGTGCCCGATTTGAAATCCTTAATCACCTCGGCGGCCCCATCATCCGCATAGAGCACCGCATCCGAAAGCTCGATAGACAGTTCCGCCTTCATGGCTTTCGCCAGCGGAGCGGGCACGCCGTAGGTTTCCTCTCCGTCTGAGGCTTCGGTGATTTTCGCGTAATACAGCCGATCCAAACCAATCGTTGCCAATTTTCATACCTCCAATGTGTAATGGGCTGCCGCATCGATGGCGAGGTGATGATACCCCGAATCATTCTCGTGCTCGATGTAACGCCTGTCGGTTATGGTAATGCCCGCTGCCAGCAGCGCTTTTTCGATCTGTCGTTTGAGCGGACGGTAGTTGCCTTGGGAAAACAGCGACAGTCGCGCTTCCTGCACCTCGTACTGGGGATCGTCCCCAGCATACAGGGCAAACGTGTCCGTCAGCGGGGTGATGACCATATAGGTTTCAGGCGCTTTCCCGGTGAAAACACCCGTTTCGACAGGAATATGGAGATCACTCAGCAGAGTATTCAGTTCCGAAAGTAAGCTCATATCTGTCGTAATTCCTCCTCCAGCTTGGCGATCATGGCATCTTCACAGGCTTTTTTGGACGATGACTTGGCTGGTTTCAGGAAAGGCCGCGCAGGTTGGCCACTCTTTCCATATTCGAGGATATTAGCCAGTTTGGCATTGCTGCCGCCGTCGCTGCGCGGTTCAGCGAAACCCACCTTCACATTGTGATCCCCGTTACGATCCTGCCTGGCCTGAGATAGACCGATCGAGCGCAGTAGTTCACCCGTGCTCTTGGAACGGCGTTTCGTGCCCTTGCCAATGACCGCCTGCAGATTGCTTTTTACCTTCTGAAGCATCACATTGCCACCGGCTTCGAGCACTTTGGGCACAATCTCATCGGTCTTACTTTCAAGTCGGCTGATTTTTTGGAGAAAATCTTCTGGCATCTTCACGATTGCTTTCGCGATAACAATCACCTCACCGATGGTTCCAGCTTTTCAGCCAGCGCCTCGATATACAGACCGCGTCCGCGAACGTCCTCCACGCTGAGGATTCGGTACCGCCCCGTGTCACAAACCAGCGTCATATCTGTGGTGATGGTGAGCGCCGGTTGCTTACGGAATCGGAATAGCGCGCTAGCGGTAGAAAAGGCAGCACGGTTTGCCCAGCTTTCATTGCCATGTTTTTCTTCCCGGTAAGCGCGTGCGGTGGCCAGAATGGTATCACCGCTTACAACGAAGCCTTCCGTATCCTTCACAGGCGCTGTTCGAATGATATCCACCAGCGTATTCATCTTGCCAAAGCTCATGGTCACACCTTCCAGTCCCGCTCGAGGCGTAACAGCAGATTGACCGTATTCCACACCTGCTGTCCCGCCTGAACGCTGTCCGCGAAGAAACCCGCTGTCGAGCCATCCCGGCTTTCGTAGAAATGGCTCGACAGCATGATTACGGCCTGTTCGGTGGTGGGTGGGAAGCGTGACGCTTCACCCGGTACGCCTTCGGTGACTATTTCTAAATAGGTACCCGCGGGCAAATGCTGGTAGCTTTCGGCATAGGAAACGGCGGCGCGGATGAGACCCCTGAGGAGGTCGTCATCCGCGCTGTGTTCCAGAATGAGGTTCGCTTTCACCTTGGGCAAAAGCGTATCCACGATGCTCATACCGCCACCCCGTTACGAAGCCTTCTGCTGGAGCACCTTGACCGCTTCGGGCAGAATCAGCTTGCCATCCACGCGCTCGGAAGCGAGGAAGCCTACCTGACCGGTCGGGGCATACAGCTCGTTCAGGCGCTTGAAGGAACGGCCTTCACGGTCAGCTACCCAGTAGTAGCCCAGATCGCCAAACAGGATACTCTTGGCGCCACCGGCGATCGTGGGCATGAAGGCGCTGGTGTACACGGGGCGGTTGAGGATGGTATCAGGCGCGCCCGCCGTGACGCTGGGCTGCCAGATATAGTCGCCGCTAGCGTTCTTGAGCTTGCGCAGCGCCTTCACCGTGGCGTCGTTCATGAGGAAGTTGGCATTGCGGCGATACGGCGAGCGCAGGGCGTAGAACAAGTCCATCACCTCGTCCATGGTGATCGCGGTCGCGCCCGCCGTGGTGACGCCCAGTTCTGCGCCGCCGGTGGCGTTCAGGATGCCCGTGGGCTTGCCGGTGCCGTTGCCGGTAAAGAAAGCTTCCTCTTCGGCAGCGCCGATACGACGGGCAAACTCTGTGGCGATGTAGGCTGCGATATCAAACACGCCGTCGTTGAGCAACTCTTCGCTCACCTTGATCATGGTCGCGAGCTTATACGCGCCGATAGACACCAGACCGAAGGTATCGTCGCTTTCGGGGTAGGCCGCCTCCTCGTCAATCCACGCCGCCGTACCCTTGCTGGCCACGACGGGGATCTTGCGGTCGCCGGAACTGGTAGTGATCACGTGCGCGAGCTGACGGAAGATGTTCTGCTCCTGCAGGGCTTCCAGCAGCGTGCGCTGGAATTCATCCGGAGCCAGGAAGCCGCCGTGATCGTCCTGACCGATCTTGAGGGCATTGTACACTTCATGGCTCACGCTCTTGTTGCGCATGAGCGCCCAGAAGGAGCGCGTATACTCGTCGGACGCGCGGCCATCCTTGGCCTTGCCGCCTGCGGCAGGCTGATTGGTGATGGGATTGGTCGTGGGCAGGGAAAGCTCCCGGTCAAGGCTAGCTTGCCGCTCCAACCGGTCGATCTCCTTGCCGAGGCTGACCACATCGGCCTCCATCTTTTCATACGTGGCCACATCCTCGGCGGAGAGCAGACCGTCCATGCCGCGTTTGGTGTCCAGAAACGCCTTCGCGGCGTCCCATGCCTTGGCGCGCTTTTCGCGCAGGGTCAAAATCTGATTCATGTGTACCTCCATCTTTCGTCCTGTTACTTTAAAAGCGCCAGCCTCTTGTCGAGGTCTGACGCTTTCGTCCTGGGCTGTTCCGGTGTCGCCGGGGGCTTGGGAACCTTGGCGCGGAGCTTATCCAGCAGGCTGTTGGTGACCGCACGGCGGGAGAACACGAAACTGTTCTCCACTGGTTCCGCATGCGCATCGGGCTGGAACATGATTTCATCACAAAAACCAAGCTCCAGCGCCTTGTTTGCGTTCATCCACGTCTCCGAATCCATGAGGTTGGAGAGTTTTGTGCGCGAAAGCCCGGTTTTGATGGCATATGCGTTGATGATGGACTCCTTCACCTCATCCAGCAATTGGATCGCTTTACGCATCTCTTCGCTGTCACCCATGGCGACGGTGAAAGGGTTATGCAGCATGAGAAGCGATGTCGGCGACATGAGCACGCGCGTGCCCGCCATGGCAATCACCGAAGCCGCGCTGGCTGCGATGCCGTCGATCTTCACCGTCACATCGTGCGGGTATTCCATGAGCATGTTGTAGATCTGGGCTGCCGCGACACAGTCGCCGCCGACTGAGTTGATCCAGACGGTGATCGGTCCGCTGCCGGAAGTGAGATCGGCCTTGAAGGCAGCTGGCGTTACTTCATCCGAAAACCAGCTCTCCTCCGCGATGACGCCGTTCAAATATAGCGTCCGCGATTCCGGTTCGGTTTCATCCCGTACCCAATTCCAGAAAACCTTACTTTTCATTGGGTTCCTCCTTGCGTTTTCGTTGTGTGGCTTGCTTTTCAGGGCTTTCCTTGCCTGCGAACGCGCCGGCCTGGACTAATTTGGTCATGCTCCCGTTCACGAGGAAAAGATCGCCGCCTTCGGAAGCCGGGATACGGTTCATATCTTCCAGCTCGCGGATATCGTTGGCGGAGAGCCAACCGTTCTGCCTTCCGGTGGCGTAGCCGGTCATGCGGCTGGCGTAGTCGCCGCGTAGCAGCCCATCCAGGTTGAAGCGAATGAAGACGTCGCTTTTTTCGGAGGGCAGCAGCAACGCTTGGCAGAGCGACTGTTCCCACCTTACCACCCAGGGGTCGAGCGTAAATTTGACAAATTCCAGCGACTGCTGCTCGATGTTCGAAAAGCTCGATTTCTCTAAGTCGCCGACCATATGGGGCGGTACACGGAAGATGCGAGCGATTTCATTGATCTGGAACTTGCGCGTCTCCAAAAACTGGGCTTGTTCAGGGGGAATGCCAATCGCTTGAAAGTGCATATTTTCTTCCAGCACTGCAATTCTGTGGGCGTTTCCGCTCCCCTGATAGGCCGCGTTCCAGCTGTCTTTGACACGCTGCACATCCTTGATAACCCCCGGATGCTCCAGTACGCCGCCGGGGTTAGCGCCATTGGCAAAAAAGCTCGCGCCATACTCTTCCGTGGCCAGCGCCATGCCGATCGCATTCTTGGCCATCGCGATGGGACTGTAGCCGATCAGGCCGTCAAAGCCCAAGCCGGGGATATGGAGCACCTCGTCCTTGCGGAGCGTGACGTAGCCACCCTTGGGCTTCAGCCCGCTTTCATCCACATCCCGATAATAGGTGTAACGAAGCTCGCCGTTTGGCGCACGGCTGACATCCATTTTGTTGGGTAGCAGCGGATACAGCGCGACAGGTTGCCCCCGTCCATTTCGAACGATCTGCGCGTAAGCGTTGCCCCAAAGCAAAAGATGACTCATGAGTGTTTCCCTGAACACAAATGACGTCATCTCGGGATTCGGCTCGTTGTGCAGCAGATTGTAAAGCGGGTGTTGTGGGAACCGCTCTTTGCTCCCATCCATGCGGTACTGATACACATGGAGCGGAAGCCCCGCGACCGTCTCGGCAAGGATTCGAACACACGCATAGACCGCCGTGGTTTGCAGCGCGGTATGCTCATTGACCATTTTGCCGGAGGTCGTGCCGCCAAACAGGAAGGAGAACGCGCTGCCCAGGCTGTTCTTGGGCTTATCGCGGGAGTGAAAGAACTTACGAAAGGGGGTTTTCACAGACACACCTCCGGTGTATGGCATAATAAAAGAGCAACCTTTCGATTGCTCTTGAGGATTGAAACATACATGCCTTCATGTTCGCTTCGCACACGAGAGATTGCATTAACCCAAGGTAACACAGTTTCTTCCGCTGGTTTTGCTCATGTACAGCAAATTATCCGCTCGCTGTACAACTTGTTCAGCCGTTTCGTCCGTTTGGTATAGCGTCGCTCCGATCGAAATGCTTACGCTTAAGGCTTGATCTGCATAAGGAATCGAGGTTTTTTCTGCCAGAATTCTGATCTTTTCTGCAACTTGCCTCAAACTATCTTCATCGGGGCAAACACAGATCCCAATAAATTCCTCGCCGCCCCATCTGCCAATGAAGTCACTATTACGAAGATTGCTGGTAAAGGTTTTTGCTAAGATTCGCAATACGTCGTCGCCTACCCCGTGACCATATTGATCGTTGAATAGTTTAAAGTGATCAATATCCATAAAGAGAACACCAAACTTAATCCCGAGCGCTTTATTTTCGCTGATCCTTGATGCTAAAAACGTTTCGGTATATCTTCGGTTGGGCAAAGCAGTCAGCTGATCGGTGAGCGCTAGATTTCTTAGCTCCTGCATATTATAAAGACTTTCCATCCGCTCATGTTGCACTTGAAATATCTCAACCGCGCCGAATATTTCGCCGTTTTCTACCATTGGTACAGTTCGTACCGACACTGGCACGCGATAGCCTGCTTTGTGCAGCAGATATACGGAAGCGACGTTAATATGGTTGGTTTGGATACTATTAAGCAGCGGACAACCGCTTATGCAGAGTTGTGTTCCTTCGTCGTTTGTATGCATTAAGACATTGTCATAGCAATGCGTGTTGATCACTTCATCGCTGGGAAAACCGGATATCCGTTCGGCACCCTTATTCCAAAAGGTGATTCTGCGGTCTCTATCAACATAATAGACACCATCATTCAGGTTCTCAAAGATTTCCTTATACTGTTCGTTTGCCTCCAACGATATCGCCCCCTTAGGCTTTTATAGAAATGACAAATTTCGTCGGCTGAACCTCAGACTTGAATGCGAGTATGCGCTCTGGGACACTATCAATGCGTACTGCTGCGATTGGCTAGGGGCCAATCAGTTGCAGACTGAAACGACCTGTTTTCTGCAAGTATAGCACGCAACAACACGCTTTTCAAGGCTATAGAACCAACAGGCCACGTGCATTATAAACACTCTCGGTACTTCCCCCGCCGCAGCGTATCGCTCGATCCAGCGCCATGATGGTCGCCACCGCGCCGTCGATCTTCTCCGTGGATTTTTCCTTATCTGGCTTGATGTTGCCAGCAGGGTCGGTACGCACGTAAATATTGTCCATCATCCACCGGAGCACCGGATGCCCGCCGTGGCCGAGCTTCTGTTCCAGCGTCAGTTTCATCAGTTCCTTGGTCGGCGGCGACATATCTTTAAAGCCCTGCCCGAAGGGTACGACGGTAAAGCCCAGTCCTTCAAGATTTTGCACCATCTGCACAGCGCCCCAGCGGTCAAAGGCGATCTCCCGGATATTGAAGCGCGTGCCCAGATCCTCAATGAACTTTTCAATGAAGCCGTAATGCACAACGTTTCCTTCCGTGGTCAGGAGAAAACCTTGTTTTTCCCAAAGGTCGTATTGCACATGATCGCGGCGCACACGTAAGTCGATATTTTCCTCTGGAATCCAGAAGAATGGCAGAAGCTCGTACTTGCCGTCAGCGTCCTCCGGTGGGAACACCAGCACAAAGGCCGTCACATCGGTGGTGCTGGATAAATCGAGCCCGCCATAACAGACACGACCTGAAAGGCGTTCCATATCGACCGGAAACGCACAGGCGTCCCACTTAGCCATCGGCATCCAGCGCACCGCCTGTTTGACCACTGGTTCAGGCGTAACTGCCGGAAGCTGTTTTCCTCGGCGGGATTCTGTTTGGCGCTCTCGCAGGCATCCTTCACCTTGTCGATGGTTACCGTGATGCCCAGTGAGGGATTGGCTTTCTTCCAAACCTTGGGATCAGTCCAATCATCCTCTTCCTTGGCGCCGTAAATCACCGGGTAGAAGGTGGGATCGCGCTTACGGCCTTCCAGAATATCCAGCGCCTTCTGATGGGTTTCATAACAAATGCTCTGCGTGTCGGTGCCCGCTGTGGTGATCAGGAAGTAGAGTGGCTGGGTGCGCGCGTCGCCGGAACCCTTGGTCATGACATCAAAAAGCTTGCGGTTGGGCTGGGTATGGAGTTCATCAAACACCACGCCGTGGATGTTGAAACCGTGCTTGGAGTAGGCTTCTGCTGACAACACCTGATAAAAGCTGTTTGTGGGCAGATAGATGATCCGTTTGGTGGAGGCAAGGATTTTGACCCGTTTGGAGAGCGCCGGGCACATGCGCACCATGTCGGCAGCCACCTCAAACACGATAGACGCCTGTTGTCGGTCAGCGGCGCAGCCGTACACCTCTGCTCGTTCCTCGCCATCACCGCAGGTCAGCAGCAGGGCAATGGCGGCGGCAAGCTCGGAATTGTGTGTCTGTAAACACGAGCGTCCTACCAAATACCGGTGGGACGCGTTGCTGACCTGGATGCATTGCATGCCCCGGTTTTCGATCGGCTCGATTGTGTCAATGTAGCGGTAATGGCTCCGCGTTCGCGGATTGCGTGTCACCGACTGGCTTTTCTTTCTGTGCATGCCCGATACCTGCGTATCCTTGAACGCTGTAAACTTGACATAGTATAGCGTTTCACCGGTTGCTATCCGCCCGCATTCTGCACTTGGCAAGCTCCAATCGGCCCTCTGTGTGGAGATCGTCGTTTCGATCGCGTTTTTGATGCCGAGGCTCCACAGCAGTTCGCTGACGCTCCTCGCAAGCCCGCGCTCCGTGGACGAATAGATCGCTTGTCCTTTTCGGTTGCTGACCGCACCATCCGAATCCATTAAGCCTTGCAGCAGGTGTAACCGCTGCTCCTTGCCGGCGCGCAGGTAAGCGACGGGGATCACTTTGTCACGAAAGTTGTCGAGTAAAACGCAACGCAGCGCCGGCACCCGGAAAACAAGACTGTCGCCCGTGTTTTGCCACGCGCTACCGACCGCATGGAAAGGAAGGATGTGTCTCAAAACAGCGGCGACATCGCTGGTCTTTACGGTGATCTCCGGCTTGACCGCATTTCCGTTCCCAAGCCAATAACCATACAGATAAGGCTCCACCGGCAAATCGGCGTCTGGCGTATCAAGCGCTCCCGCCAACGGAATCCGAAAGCGAAGACAGCTATTATCGCGAGGCAGGCTTGCCAACTCGCCAGTTGTCAAAACACAGGGTCTGTTTTTACCGCGCGTGTATTCTCCGAACCACTGATGGTTTTCGCCAGCTTCAATGACCTCCCCGTCTTTGAAGGTGATTCTGTATGCGCGTTCGGCATAGTCTATAGTGCTCTTGGCAACAACGCGGCAGGGCTTGCCACGCTCATCGAAAACAATGTCGCCGACGGCGATCGCGCCCATTGTTGAAAAGCCATCGGGCGTAGGAATCGGCGTATCAAGCGCCACTTGTTTGCCCATCTTTTTCGGGATTTCCACATAGGCAGTGTTGAACTGCCGATATCCATTGGGTTTCAGAATTCCGAACACATCACGGATGATCTGCTCCTGCCAGTCGATCAGCTCAAAGGGCTTGCCCGCCCAACTGCCTTTCGTGTGAGCCAGCGCCTCGATAAAGGAAACAGCGTAATCGGCAGCGGGTTGACTGTACTGTGAAGTCTTGGCCATGAAGGCGGTGGGCTTATACTTTTTCAGCTTTCGGATCATGCCCACCCCTTTCCAGCGTAAATGAAAAAGAGCCTCACAAAGAAGCTCTTACAAGACAGCGTTTATTCCTGTTCAATCGGCAGTGCCTGTGTTATCATAGAGGCGAATTTCATCCTCTCCGAATACCACGCCGAGCGTGGAGCCGTTGTCCCATCGGCAAAACAGGGTTCCTGCATCGTCAATGAAATCAACGGTGCCAAGATCGCCCGGCCGTAGTTTGGTGTAGGGATCGTTCATACGGACAAGCACCAAGCGCGTGCCCCTTGGATATTGTTTGCGGAGAGCCATGACGGTTTCTTTCGACGAAAACTCATTCATCCACCGCCACCTCCTGCTTGTTGGGCGCGCCGCTCTTGAACGCGCTATTGCCGGAGAGGTTTTTGAGAAGGATCTTTCTCGAGATACGGTATTCATCGCCCACAAACCCAAGCCTGATCAGGAAAACGCGGAACGCGAACTTCTCATTCTCCACGGGCTTTTCTTTGGCGGTGACGCGCTTCTGCTGCTTCGCAGCTGCACAAAGCTTTTCTACCAGCAGGGTGTAGGCTTTGACCTTGTCGCTATTGTCTTGGGTGTTACCCTCCAAGCAAAACCACGGGAACCTCAGCGTATCGGCAGTTTGCTGAATGGGCAAGTCCTCCGCACCAAGAGCCGTTCGGAGCAGGGTTTCCTTCGCTTTGAC